ACTTGTGGCCGGCAGATCTCGTAGAATCATAACCCCCTACCCCTGCTATGGTTAGAACGGCCTTCCTGATTGGTTTTCCTACTGTGGCAAGACTTGCACATCGATTGAAGGTTCTTTAAGGAGTAGCTAAGATCAGGCGCAGAGCTCCTGGGCTTGATGTGGTCGACCTCATTCGCAGGCTCTGAGCAGGCAACGCATAGAGGATGGCGAGCCAACCACCAAGCCCGGAGACGTCGCCAGGGTGCCAGCGAATAGAATCCATTATCGCTCGCGTTGCGGTCTCGCGGATCGTGCTGTTTAGCGTCAACGTGGTGCTGGTGACTGGGTGCTGACCAGGGCATCTACTCTATCTCTAATCTGTAGCGTTGAACGTCGGGCTCATTGCCCAGTATGTAGATTGCGCCTCGCAGCTCCTCCGGCCTGGTCTCGTCTACCCGCTTAATCTTTATCCGGGTAATTGGGAATTCACCGGACAGATAGACTCTCAATGCCTCTTTACATGTAGCGTTGCTTACCACCAGCTCTAACGGATCTCGCTTCTTGCCCTGTGCAAAGCTGCCTATCAGCGCCAGGATCTCACAGTTAAAGAGTTCTTGGACCTCTTCTTTACGGCCCTTCAGGTAGCCTGATACATAGGAGAGATCTATCATGCTTTCTTACGGCGTCGCCTGGTCCCTGCATAGCTGCCCAGTACCGCTGTTGCTGCCGCACTGGCCGCTATGGCTACTGTTCCCCAGCCTGACCCATAAGACTCTTCTATACTGGTCGCTACCCCGCGAATGACGGCTGGCGCTACCTTGTTGGCGATGACGTTCTGAGGGTCCAGCTCGGCCAGGTAGCCCAAGCTGGAATCAAGAGCGGCGCAACCAGGCACCGCCAACAACACAAAACACAATAAGAGCTTCTTCATTTCTTCTCCAGTTTCAAAATGTATTCGACTATAGCATGGTTATCGAGATTGAGCGGCGCGGCCCCTGTTCCATTGCTCTCCTCATGCCTGAGCTGGTCCCTTGTCCTGAACCACCAGGTGTTCCGCTTTGATAGGTCGCCGCCTGCATCTATGTATTGTTCGCCCACCGAATGCAGAAAGCCCTTTTTAGTCTCTGGGAGCTCGCAGATAGGGTCTCGATGGTTAACATAGCGCCGCGTGAAATTCCTGTAGTGATGGTTATATGCTAGCGTCCAGCACTCCCGGCCTACTCTCGGCTGGCCGAATGTAACTATATGGTCTACGGGCTCGCCCCGTGTAGCCATGTCGAAGGCGAAGAGCTGAGCTGTAGCCCCGCCCAGGCCATGCCCTGTGACCCAGCGCTGCCGGACGTCCTGTCCATCCTGCGCCCGTTCTCTCACGTTCTGAAATAAAATCGCCCGGATTAGCTTGTAGTGCGTTAAGAATGCCCCGTGAACGTCTACGCCGCGCCAATATCTGACGGAGTAGTATTGCGGCTTCATTAACTCAAGGATGATGGGATCGCCAGCGAATGCCCAGATTTCCAGCTTGTCCCTGGTAGCGATGGTCGCCCGGCTGTCGGAACAGCCAATATGATCGACCCAGAAACCCATCGCTTTGAGCTCTTGGGCTGACTCGTCTGCGTCTTCGTTTTCGATCAGGCGGCAGATTCTGGCGCAGGTGGCGTCGTTAATATTCCAGCCCTCGGCGGCGACCTGGCGGCTGGTTTAATTATTTATGTATTCAAAATAAATACAAGGGTCCGTTTTGGTCATCTTTGGTCCGGTTTGGGTCGGTTTTGCGTAGGTCTTTACGTTATGCGACGTTATAGCGGTCCTCTTTTGGGTCGCTTTTGGTCCGGTTTGGTCCGGTTTGACGATGTGACAGTCAAGACCTAATTTGTGACAGAGATTCTGGGATTTGTGACAAGGAAGCACCTGATTTGTGACAGCGTCGCCCGGATTTGTGACAAAAGGCGGCTGAGCGCTCAGGCGTCGCCTGCCTGAGCGCTCTTTACAGCGACATCATCCAACCACCATCTCGGTGCCGCCGCGCCGCTCTACTGTTGTATCTTATCCCTCTCTAGCCTCTTCTTCCGTTCTGAACGCTGATCCATCTCTAATCTTCTCCATAAACGCTTCACTTTCCGGGCTTGGCGTCTCCTGGACGCTAAAAGCCGGATCTTTTCTTTCTCTTCTCTTCTCTTCGTGGAGCTCTCTGTATTTTGATCTGCGCCGCCTCTTCAGCTTGTTGAAGTAGTTGAAATTCAGTAAACACAAGGCTTTAAGCTCTCCGAAAGTGTAGCAAACGATCATCGAACGCTCGCTGAAAGTGTCCAGTGAGCGCTCTATATGCGCTCTAGACATGCGTACTGATGGCGCTATACGGTTCTTTAAATACCCAATATCGGCATTTACCCAACCATAATCATCACATATCAGGCATAAACCAAGCCACAACCAGCGCTCTTTTAGGCCCAGATCTATAAAGTCTGAGCTGGTGAGAATACTGGAGTCTATCAGGCGTTTAGACATTGCAGCGCCCTCCATACAATACCAACCGCCAGCGGAGTACCTAACACCACGACCATCACCAGGAAGTAGGTGGCGTCCTCCTCTAATTGTTCGTCGCTCTTTCCCTGGCCACCTTTCACCAGCGGCACACCTTCTTGCTTGTTCAGCATCTTTCCTCCTGAACAGTATTAAAAAAGAATCAGATATTAAATCTGATCGACATTACCAACGCAGAACTGAAGACAAAATTAAACGGTGCCTTCTGTTCTTCTTGCCCGGAGAACTTAGAACAATGCCCCGGCAGCGTATAGCAAAAAATCAGGCGGTAGCCGCCTTGCGTACCGCTGCAATCAGGGCGTCACCGCGAGAAATGGTGTACCTATCAAGGATTGAGCGCGTTCGCATACCGGCCAGCGCGAGTATCTCGCTTTCGGAAATATTTCCCTTTTGGCGGTAGTGCGTAACCATTGAGCGGCGCAGGGCATGAAAGACGCAAGGCGGGTTGATACCAGCCCTGGCCTGCGCTGTCTTCCATGCTGAATAAAACACCTTCACCGGTTTGCCATGCCTGTGGAATAGGTGCTGAGACAATACGCCAGCGACCAAGGCGCGGCTCTTGCGTTCCTCGATGATCCCTCGGAGCGGCCCGACAATCGGAAACGACACCGGCCTACGATTCTTCGAGAGCTCTTGCGGCATATGGATGAAGCCCGGCCCGTCGCTCTTGAGCTCAACGTGCCGCCAGGTCAGGTTGAGAATGGCATTCTTTCGCCAGCCCGTCCAGAAGGCGAACCGGACGATAGTGTCCAGCGGATCTTTCAGCCGCAAGGCGATGGCGTTTACCTGCTCAAGTGATAGAAGGTCGTCGCGTATGTTCTCTTCACGCTCCAGCCTGAAGGCTGGGAGCTGGTCGATCAGGCCGTCAGCCTGGGCGCGTCGGAAAGAGGCGCGAAGGTAGGCGACTTCTCGATTAATGGTAGAGTCCTGCCGCCCCAGCCTGCGACGGTGCGCCCTGTACCGCTGGAGATGCCAGCCCTTCAGCTTGTCAGATTCGAGCTCGCCCAGATGCGCTGAGATCTTGCCAAGCTGTTGCGCGACGCTCTCCGGGTGCCTGCATCTGAGAGTTTCCAAATAGTAAGAACAGCAATCGGCCACCGTAACTTTCTGCATTTTCTTGCCTCGCTAAAGGTAGTTAAACCATACATTTTGCCCTGTCCACCTCAAGCCTGGGCGCTTTTCGGCTTGCGCCTTATATAGTTATTCTGTATTAATACCGCCGATGCAAGAAACCCCCCTTCAGAAAGGAGCTCTTATGTCGCATCAGCTTACTTTTAATCTCGGGTTGGGCCTTCAGCATAAGGCCGCAGGAATGGATGACGCCGCCGCTGCCCGCCGGCCAGCGCTTGAGGTTGCCCGGCAGGCTGCAATAGCTGCCGCCAGCTCTCGCCCCGATAAGACCGCGACGGCTGATGATGCCTACCGCGGCCTGTTAGCCGCTGGCTATCTCGCTGCCGATCTCGGTCCAGCGGCTGGCTGTTTGTTTCGTGGGAAAAACTGGACATATACCGGACGCCGTAAGCGCTCGGCCCGCGTCAGCAATCACGGCAGAGCAGTACGCATCTGGCAGCTTGTAAATTTTCCTTTCTGATAGGCGCTTCTCTTTCACCGGCTCACGGGCTCCCGGCCCGCGCCGTTGCGCCGCACTTCTTGCTATGGCCCCGGAGCTGATACCCGCTTCGGGTGCCATTTTTAACAAACTGGCCCAGGGCGCTCTTTTTTCTAACTCTAAAAAAGAAAGGTATAGCGGGCTCTTGAAACCCGGCATCCCTTACAGCGGAGAAAGTTTAACCACCTTCGACAACGCTGGGCGTCCTGGTCTTTATCAGAAAGAGAGAAGATGAACGAATACCGAAAACACCAAATTCTGTACGTTAGAAGTATAGGCATGCCGGAACACCTGCGCGGGAAGCTGACCCATCTCAGCGGAGCTGGACCCAGCAAGATAAAGGTCTTCTATATCAAGCCCCTGGACAACGCCCGCGCCAAGGTAGAAGACCTGCGTACTGGCAGCGTCTGTATTGTTGAAACCAAGTACATGGAATTCTGCGCTAATGACGAATGAAAACACCATCACCACAAGCGCCAAGCTGCGAAAGATACGCGCCGCCCTGCCCCCAGAGGCCAGCGCCGCCAAGGTCAGCCTGGCCCGGATCATCATAGAGGTTGAGGTACTCGAAGACGTCCGCATCGCTATGAATCGGACGCTTAAAAAAGGCTGTACTAAATGCCCGTCACGACAGCAACCTATTTCCCCCGCCAAGGTTACGAAACAACTAACATTAGATCTTTAATCTAACAGGCTTCTGGCTCCGTTTTTATGATTCTTTATTTAAGCTCACCCAACAATCAGCTGCAAGCCCATCTCTGCGCTGGGCGGCCCGTTCTCCTCAGTTTTGCCAGCTTCCAGCCCTGGCTACGCTCCTATATTCCAAGCTTCGAGCGCATCCTGATAGATTCAGGCGCTTTCTCTGCATTCAATTCAGGCAAAGAAATTGATGTTATTCAATATAAAGACTGGGTGCAGGAGCTCGAACCGATGATAGACGCCTGGGCTGGGCTCGATTGCATCTCTGGAGATTGGAGAAAATCTCTTTCTAACTATGAGCATGGTGGTTTTCCGACGTTCCATCCCGATGCGGATCCTCCAGAGCTGCTGGCCGACCTGATACCGATAGCAGAAGAGCGCGGTAACTGGATCGGGATTGGGCTTACGCCACCGCGCCAGGGTAAAGTTGACAAGTTGCGCCGGGTGCTGGATCAAATACCACCCCATCTCCATATACATGGCTGGGCGCTCGTTCAGTACAGATTCCTGACGCGCATTCACTCGATGGATTCTACTACTTGGATTCGTTGCAGCTGGGAACTGAGGAAAAAAATGCCCTACCTGACGCCCGGAGAATGCCTGGAAATCACCATCAAGCAGGCCAAAAGGTACAGCCGCATCCCTGGCAATTATGATTTACCCGACGAACCGGTACAGCTTGATTTCTTTGATTGAATATAAAAGAGACCACCAGTTGGTAGATGGTGGTCTCGGACGGTAGGACGCCCAGAGGCCGTTTTACCCCCGGGCGTTATTCGGCATGCTCAAGGCTGTTCCCGCGCTTGTCTGTCCTGAGCGCGAGAGCTGGCCAGAATGAGTGTCTTGGTTTCTCTCATGGTGGTGTCAAGGTTGCTAACCGTCTCTCTCAATACGGCTGTTGTTTCGGTAGACTTCTGCTGGGTCTTCTCCAGGCTGGCGACTCGCTCATTAAATAGCTCAACAATATGCCGGAGCTCCTCATCTCTCTTGCCCAGGTAGCGAATAAAGAGAGAGACGGTGAAGACTACGGCCCCCAGTAGAGGCGCTTCGGAGATCAATCGTTCAATGTCCATTCTTAGAACCAGGCGATGTAGCTGTAGACGACGCTGCCCTTGTTATTGCCATCGGCGTCATTACCCTTTGGTTTGAAACCGTCTTTTATAATCTCGATAGAATCCTCTGATGTTGTATATCCCGTCAGCACAGCATTACCCGGCCAAATATTAGAGACGCGCCCATGAGCGCTGCCTGGCGCGTCATCTGGATTTGTAACTCTTACAAAGGAAGGCGTCTGCCCGATGTCTATATCCTGCCCTAAATCTACATCGTTGCCCGTATACGTCCCGGTAACGAATCCGCAGCCCTCGCGGCGTTCGTCGTCTGCTATAGCCGTTACTGCGCTGCCGCTGGTGGTAAACTTCGCAACCAGCGCCGCATTCGCAGGCGGTGAGCTTAAATCATTCGTTTCCACCCAGGCTGTGGCCGTCACCGCTGGCGGTGAATCACCAGCCCCGGTGAGCTGCAACCATAGATAATCATCCGTCTCGCTGGCTGTCACCGTCACCGCCTCTGTGGCTGTAAACCTGACAAGATAACCATCGATCTGGCAGCGCCCAGCGGCCACGTCTACCGCCAGCCCGGTACCGATAGACGGCACCATACCGCTCAGAATAGAGCTGGGAGAGCTGAACCGGTCCAGCGTCTGTACCATGTTCTCTTCCGTCGCTGTGCGCCCTGTACCGCTGCCGCCGATGTCGTTCGCTGTTGGAAAAACTTCAATAGCCATTGTTAAGCCTCATAACTAAATTCAACTTCATGGGCGATAGTCACCTGAATACTCACGTCCTTGGCTATCGTCGGAGATATGATCGCCCTGGCTATCAGCACCCCGCCGCCGAATAGGCCCACCTCGCTCAGCGTTGAACCGTTCGCCTCTGCCTCCAGTATCAGCGTCTGGAAGGTTATTTTCTTATCACTATCCAGCCGCCGGTCTATGGTTTTCTTGATTACCTGAGCGCCAAGCGCTGTATCTGTAGCCGCTGCCGCTGTCGTGCCGGTTCCGACAGCCTGATAATCAGCCCTGCCTACTGTCCCGCCGGCCAGGTCTCTGAACCAGTTCAGGCCCCCGTTGGTTATCAGGTTCTTAACCTTGAAGCGCTCGACGAGCTCGCCATCGCGCTCTACTGTTATCGTGACGTTTGCTTTAACTTCCATCTCTTACGCTCCCAATCTTAGCGCCGCCAGCTCTCCGGGTGCCGTCGGCGTTCGTCCAGCCTGCTCCTATGTATGAACCGTTCGGATCAGCATAACTTGCCGCGCTTGACGCTACAAGGAACACGGAATAAGGGTCTAATGTGAACGCGCTCAGGCCGCTGGTGGTGCTGCCCGTTGCGCTGTCGCTGATATCCAGCCTGACATTCTTCTCGCGCATAATGATGAAAATCTCATTATCACGGATCTCGAATGTTCGCCCGGCCTGCGAGAGCTTCTTGAAGAAGGCGACCCAGCCACCTACCATCGCGCCATCTACGCATTTGTAGGAATAAACCAGGGTATTGTTGCCCTGATCCCTGGCCTTGCAGCTCTGTATCAGATACTCACCGTTAACGCTTTCCCGCGTGAGCTCTATATTCTGGACCTGGCCAGCGCGTAAGCGCCCAGCGTCGGTCTGTATAGACAGCGTCTCTGGGAATCTTCCGTACCGGCCCAGCAGCCCGCTGGCCCGTTCCAGGGCGAACGCTGCATCCTCTATCCGTTCGTCGTCTTCTATAGCCTCCCAGATGCCGCTCCCGCCGCTCTCGTCGGCTCGCTGGTCTTGCTGGTCCTCAAGGTCAGCCTGGACGATGATAGGTATCAGGCCTTTATAGGTGACGCTCAGAATGTCGGAGCTGGTAACCTTGGTCCCGTCGCTGTCCTGCTCGATACTGTTCGAGTCTATCTGATAGTACCAGTTCTTCTCGCTGTCTATGCCATTGATGCCTACTGTCTGCGCTATGGGATCAGCGCCGCCGATCTTCAGCGTTATGGTGGGCGCATCGCCCAGGGGCAGGCCCACCGTAAACGTGCGCCTGTCACCGTCTCCGGTGAAGGTCTCGGTGTTGGCGTTCGCCTGGACGTCACGCCCGGCCCTGAGATACTGCCGGTTCCGGTAGTTCTGGCGCGTCCGTTCCTTCTTTAGCGACCTGATCGGCAGCGATGAATCAGAATAGCCAAAGCTTGCCGATGTAGTGTCCCTGGCCTGAAAGTACAGGTTCCGGTTGTAGTCGATATACCAAATAAACCCTATCAGCTCGGCCAGGTCGTCAAGACAATCTGCGACGCTCTGATAGTTGAAAGAGACAACGCCCAGCGTAAAGCTGCCGTTCTCGATGTTGCCAATGCCTACGCCCTCGGCGTCAAGATAGTTAGTCCTGAGATCTTTCACCACGTCGCCGGGCAGCTCGCCCTCGGCATAGGTGCGCCCCACAAGGAATCTATCCGCGATACTGTTGTGGTCTACCGCCTTAATCTTCAGCGTATGGAATGGGCTGTCGATGTCCATCGTGGGCCACCGTTCCTGTATCGTCTGGATGGTTCCAGAGAATACCAGCGTGCTGGATAATCCGACGTTTAGCTTTATGTCTACGCTCTCGCCTGGCGCTGGGCTGATGGTGTTGGTAGCGTCCACCAGGATGAAATCAGCGGTCCCTCGGCTTTCGAGCTCGTCGTTAATGCTCAGGCTGGCTGGCTTGTATTCCCCGCTGAGGTCTTCGCCGTTGATGGTGATCTCTATGCCGTCGACTGTCGGCAGCGATACCGTAGGGCGCCGCCTGGGTAATGCAATCGGAGATAATTGGGTCGCGACCATTAGACGATTATGAACTTATCCGCCGCTGCCGCCGACGCCGTAAAGGCTGGACTCACGCTGAATTTTTTGCTGCTTCCTGTGTAGTCAACGATGGCCCGGGCGCTATTGGCGTTGTCGCCTGTCACAAAAAGCATTGTTCTTTCGTTGTAAAAATCATCGACTGATGAAACCCCTCCGGTTCCGTAGATGCTGCTGGTTGTGCTGCCTGAATCGCAGGTAACTTCTATCATGGTTGCCGCGCCCAGCGCCAGGAATGACGCGCCATCTGTGGACCCATTAACCTGCTTAACGTTGGCGGTAAGGCTGTCGCTCCCAGCGGCCAGCTCCAGGTTATCGGCGGCGCTGGTGCTGCCGCTGATCGCCGCCATCGAGCTGATATTCGTCCACGAAATTGGATTAACCGTTGTATCTGCGGTAGACGTCTTTCCTACAAGGCTGATCATGCTCCCGGTGTTCTCAGCGGCTGTCAGAGGTACTGAATACATGCCGGGTGCATTGGTCGCGTCAATCTCGGAAACGGAGCCCGCAACGGCTCCCACGCTGCCATCTTTTACTACCTTCAAGGCTATATTAGAGGCGTCCCCGGTCACGCCGCCATCGGCGTCAGTTACGAAAAAGTGAACCGCCGTCAGTGCTACGTTTGAAACTGGCATTAACCGATTACTCCCATAGTCGCGCCTGTTGTTGAACCGCCGCCGCCGCCGCCTGCTGCTGTCCCATACAGGTCAGAGATGATGGGGTTGATTAGCCATCTATTCTTCCCCCCCGCTGACCCAGTCCAAGAATCTGACCAGCTTGATCCAGCCCAATACGCCGCCTCAACAAGCCCCGCCATCGGCCACGACCTTTCGCATTCCGACTGGTAAGCGTCAAATATTTTGAAGGAGGCGAAGGTATTTCCCGAAACATTTTCCAGCCCTATATAGTAGGCATTACCTGTACTCATCAGCAAAGGTTCAGCGAAATACATCGTCGCCCCTCCTAGAGTCCGACCTATCTGCCCCGACGCAAAACCGACGCCATGCTCCGCATCGTATTCTGTCGGATCGCATAACTCATTCCCATCCACATCCCACGCGCCGACCTTAAATTCACTTGTACCTGTGGCGATGGCACCAGACATCTGTATACCAATACAATACATCTCCAGTCCAGCATCGGACACCGCTGCTGGCATCGTGATTTTGTTACAGGCTCTGTAACCGGCAACTGTGAGGGTTGTTGCTGATGTTTCCACCGCCATCACACCGCCAAGGTCGTAGGCTTTATCCGTCACGCAGGTGAGGCCGGGGATGTAGAGTCCAGATCCATACCAGGTTGTCCTTGAGCCGCTATAAGCCTGAAGGTACCCACCGGCTCCACAGGTATAATAATCTCGCCGCCCACTTGTGGCTGTGAATCCGCAATTATTGCTCCCATCGATAGTCCCAGAGTCGTGTTGGATTATCATCGCGTACATCACGCCTGCGACTGCTGCAAATGGGGTGGTAAAGGCTTGCTGGAATAGCTTGGTGTAGGGCCAAGCCCCTGTTAGCGATCCCTGGAAGCCCGCAGTTTCAGCCAGGACGGTGCCGGACATGTCAGGCTGTCCGTTTCCGGCATCTGACATCGGCCATAGTTGCACTTTATAGTAGGGCGAAGTCCCCGTCACCGCATCAATCAGCACATTCGCATGAGTTAAACTGCAATCTTCCCTCGCTGTGAAGACTACGCCCACGCCTTCGTTTTCATGGTCTAGCGTATTGGCTAAATCCATCGTGTCGTATGTCGTGCTTGGGGCTCCCCACCCAAGCAGCATCGTTTTGTTCCAGAGATAAGAATTAGCCATTAAGCTCCTCCGTTAGATCCTGGTTAATTTCCAATTGAGAGCTTGCATAGTCGTGCCTTACTATCTCAATGGCCTCTTCAAGAGATTCAGCCTCGACCTCTACGGTTCGGCTCTCCTCTTTTGGATTGAGGATAACTGCGCTGGCGCTGGCGTCGGCGTCTCTCTCAGTCCTAAATATGGCGGTGAACTCTTCGCTTTCTTCGACATTAATAATAGAAGGCTCTCCCCCGTCGATGAATTCTTGGCATATAGACCTGGCCTCTTCGAGTTCCATGTCATCAAAGAATATTATTCTTTTTCCCGGCCTGGTTTTAAGCGCTACGCGAAAACCCATCTATATACCTCCCAGACGCGCATCAATAAACGCTGGCATCCCTTTAACAGCTTCCTGGGCGATCAGCTCGCCGTCAACATGCAGATTGATTGTCTGGCCACCGCCCCCGAACTCGCCCAGGCGGTCAAGCGGTACGATGGCCTCTGGCCCAGCCTCGCCAGCGAGTACAAGCTGGGGTTGTGAAATAATGCCACCTTCGGCAAATGACGCTAATCCAAGCGCCCCGGCTGTCATGATGGCGGCTTGCCCTGCTGCCATTACAGGCGCGAGAGCGACGTTTAAAGGAAAAGGAACCGCTGACATCACCGATGCAAAGGTCGCGGCGAAGGTTTCGCCAGCTTTCGCGCTGACTACTGTGGCCATCCCTTCCTTACTTACAGCCTTCTGAATCGCCCCGAATATCAAGAGCTGCGCTCCCAGAGAGACCAGGCGGCTGATAACCATCTTGGCAAGCGACTTCCAAAGGCTCTTGAGCTGCTCACCGAACGACGCCCCGGAGACCAGCACATCCGCGAAGGCGTCACCAATGCCATCCGTAAAGCTGGTTAGTGTATTCGTTCGGAAGTCGTCGAATACCTGGCTGGTCCCGGCGATGATCTTGGTCATCCCCTCTTTCCAGGCTTCCCAGCTCGATATACTCTCTTTTGCTGCTTCGTTCGCGGCGTCGGCCTTGGCTTTGATATCGGCCAGTATCGCGGCAAAATTACCGCCCTCGCCTGTGACGGCTTTGAGCAGAATTTTTAAATTGTTATATCTAACTTCAGAATCTTCAAGCGCCTGCGCTACCGCTGGCCCTGACATGGTGGCGAGCTCCATCTGGAGCTGCGACTCTTCCGCGAGCAGGGCATTATAAAGCTCGGCCTTCCGGCTTGCGCCGCTCTTGGCTTTCTCAAGCCTGTCCTGGGCATCCATCGATTTCTGAACCGCCTGCATCACCTTTTCAACTGCAATAGCTTGTTGCAGTTCGGCGGCTGTTTCGCCCTTAGTTGCCGCCTCCAGGCGCTTAATATCTGTGGCGAGCTTCTTAATGAGATCACGCCGCGCAGCATCGGCCTTGAGCTGGTCTATGGCTGCTTGCTTGCCAGCCGCTGCCCACCTTATAAGCTCCTCCTGGTTATCATTTAGGTGTTTCTCTTCTTCATTCAGAGCGCCCAGGAGCTGAGCTCGATAATTTTCCAGCTTGGTGAGATTCTGCAAGCTTATTGTAAGCTTTTTGATGCGGTGATCGGCATCGGTCAGCGTTACGCCCACGCCGCTGGTGATGCTCTTCATCTTGGCAGCGACATAGTTATATCCAACCACCGCCATCCCCAACGCCGCAATACCAGCGATCAGCGCCACTACAGGATGAGCGGCCACCAGGGTCAGAATCGACGCCAGCCCGGAGATCGCGCCAGCAAGATACCCGACAACAATTATCAGCGGCCCTATGGCAGCGAACAGCGCCGTTACCGTTATGATGGTAGCTTTCATCGCTGGCGTAGTCGCCGCGAATGCTTCTATCCAGCCCTGTATTATGGGTAGGAAACGGTCTCTGATTACCTCCAGAAGCGCTATAACAGCCGGTATCAGGGCTTCGCCCAGTACCCTGGTCATTTCCATAAACCTGTTTTTTAAGACCGTAAGACGGGCTCCTGTGGTCTTGTAGCGCTTTTCGGCCAGCTTCTGCAAGGCGGTCTCATCGTCCCAGGCATCGCTTGAGCGGCTGAGAGTCTTGGTGAGCTGGTCGCCAGCCCCGGCCAGCGTCAACAGCATGCGCCTGGTGCGGTCAGCGCTAAAGCCCAGCATATCAACGGCCTTAAAGGCTTCTTCCTTTTCGAGCTTACCCAGCCCTTTAATCAGGGTATTTACAGCGCCAGCCGCGTCTTTCTCGAACTTCTGCCGGAACTTGTCAGCGCTCATCCCGGCAATAGACGCCATCGTATCCAGCTTCTTGCCGCCTTCGCCAGCGGCCTCCGCGATACCTATTAAGACCTTGCTCATGGCAGTACCGCCCATCTCGGCAGCAATGCCCACAGACGTCATCGCGGCTGACAAGCCCAGAATATCAGCCTCAGACATTCCTATCAGCTTGCCTGTAGCTGCCAGGCGCAGGCCCATCTCCATCACTTCGCTTTCCGTCGTCGCGAATTCTGAACCAAGGATCGTTAGACTAGTTGCCAGCCGGTTGATCTCTTCCTGGGGCAGCTTCGTGATCGCCGCAAATCTTGCCAGCGCCGTCGCGGCTTCTTCAGCGGCCATCGTGCTGGTTTCTGCCAGGTTAACGATGGTTTCGGTAAAGGACAGAATCTGCCGCCCCTTGATGCCCAGGCGTCCGGCCTCTTCGGCAATACTGGCAAGGCCACCAGCCGCTACCGGCAGGCGAAGGCTCATATCTCTTAAGCCCTTGGCGAGCTCGGCCAGCTCAACGTCTGTCCCCTTGACGGTCTTCTGGACCTTGGCAAAACTGGTCTCCCAGTCTATAGCCGTCTTGGTCGCCAGGAGGCCTACCCCGGCCAGCGGTGCGCTGATCGCGGCTGTCAGATCACGCCCGGCCATCTTGAGCTGCCCGCTGAGACGCCCGAAGCGCCTGCGAACGCCCTTCATAGACTTCTCGAACTTCGAGAGGTCCAGGCCCAGCGTAATATTCATCGAACCAAGATTAACCGCCATTTAGCTCTCTCTCTTTAATCCTGGCGCTTGAGTCCTGCATAATCTGCCTGATTTTTTCGCTGCCTGAAACGGAACTTTCGCGGCGCACCTTACGCCCGGAGAGCTCATCGAAGAGCTTTCCCGGATTAGGCCGTTTCTTGAACTGGCCCAGCGCTGTAATGAGTGTAGCAAGTGACCAGGCTCGGGCGTCGTGTGCGGCTTTTTCGTTTTCATTAAACGCCTCACTCATTAGCTGGAAGTTTCTCGGTGTCATCGCCCAGAATTCTGCCGGTTTCAGGCCCATACGGAATGCCATCAAGAGAAGGTCATCCCATCCCTGTACTAGCTCGCCTTCTTGGCCTTGTCCTTTTTTTTTGCCACCATGTTATGAGCTTCCATCGCCACCAGCACCCGCTCCATAACGTACTGAGCTTTAGCTGCCAGGGTGCCATCTTCGGCGGCTTCCTCTGGTACTCGGTCGATAAGGTCGCCAGCCTCCTCCGGGGTTAGATGTTCTTCTTCCCAGAGGAGGCCAGCCCATAGCAAACTGCGAATAGTGTCGAACCGTAGATTATTCCCATCGCCCAGGGCGTCCATGATGCTCTTGTCCATCCGCTCTTCAAAAGAGCAGAAAGCATTCCAGCCGAAATATAACCGCCGTTTGCGGTCAAGCTGGATCTCTACTCCGCTGGGCATTGGGTTGCTCATATTAGGCTCTTGTCAGCGTCAGCGCGCCGCGTCCGGTGAAGCTCAGAGAGTAAGAAACAAGATCAGCTTCAGGCGCATCCAGCTCGATGCTGTCCACCGTAGTCCAGCCGATGTACGTGTCACCTGCCTGGTCTACCATCTTGAGCTGTACCCGGTTGTCCGTCGCTGAGGCGTGAAGCTGGTTAGTGTCGATAATGTAATTCAGCGCCGCGTCGTTGTCTTCATAAGCGCCATCAACGGAAGCGCTGAAGCCTCTCCGGGTGCTTACGCTGGTTTCCCAGCCTGATTCGTCCTTGTTGGTCGCGTCTACGTCGCTCTTCGAGAAATTGAGGTTGCCGCCGCGCTGTTGTGGGAGCTTCGCCCAGCTTGGTGAGCCCTCACTTGCCGCTGTGTCTACATAGAATAGCCAGGAAAGACCTGTCTGTACTGCCATGAATTAAATCTCCTTATTCGTCATCGCTGAGAATCCAGCGAAACCTTAAAACTCCATGTCTGATGAGCTTTCCATCAGCATGGTACTCTTTAAATATTTCTGCGAGCTCAAGACGCCCCATCGCCTGGCTGAAGTCTTCATCTAGCGTTAGCGCGGAGCTGGTCAGGCTCTCGATAGCCATCTCCAGCATGTCATTACATTGTTTATTGCCTGCTGTATCGCTGAAGGCGTGTAGTGTCGTCGTGCATTCGCTAACCGTCTCCAGGTCCAGCGCTACGCTACATCCCCCGATTTCTGCGTAGGGCGTGGGCGTGTTCTCCGGCACCTCATCGTAGCAATTAAAGGTAAAACTGCCATCTGTCAGGCGGCTGTAGATGCCTTTTTGCAGGCTGTTGAGGGGTAATCTTTCGCCCATTATGCCGCCCCCGCCGCTACGCTTTTGACGCCCCGGTTCCAGATGGCGCGACGTAGCGCCCTGGTGAAGCTTGCCCGCTCGCCCTCATACGCCGGGAAAAGGAACGGACGCCCCTGGACGCCTCCGCGCTCACCGATTGCCCTGGCCACCGGGAAGGCTGGCAGGTTTTTTCGTTCGGCCCATTCGGCCAGCATCCTGGTGGACGATGGCCTATACGGCCCAGCGCTACCGCCGCGAGATACGCCTGGCGGCGTTCGGTAGAATCCACCGCTGCCGAACTCGACAAGATGCGCGTACCCTGTGCCGCTCTTCCCGCCGGCCCGGCTGGTTTTGGTGTATACGACGCCCGTGAGTCCATCGTTAAATTTCTTCCGCGCTATTGAACGCGCCAGCGCCCCGGTATCCCTGGGCGCTCTGCTCTTTGCTGTTGCCTGGATCGCCTTTGAGCTCTTATCGACCTCTTGCTCTACGTTCTGCCTGATCTTCAGAGACATCAACGCAAGGCGCTTAAACAAGACGCCCTTGCTGGTTTCATCAAGTTTGAGATTAAAGGTCATGTCTTGATCTCCTTCGCGGTGATGACAAGCTGCCGGTCATTCTCGTTCGGGTTGATAATGCCGGTGATCTGGTAGAATTTCCCTGAGAACTTGATGCGGTCAGTCTCATCAAGGTCAGTTCGGTATCTGATCGTAAATTGATGGGTGCCGGTGTGATTCAGTTGCTCGTTATAGAATCTCTCTTCAGCTCGCAGCGGCTTCATGCTGGCGAATGCAAAAGCCCGGCTGGACCATGAGCGCGTAGAGCCCCCCTGACCATCAGCCGCCAGGCTCTCTTGCTGAAACTCGATCTGATGCCGGAGCCTACCTGCTAGCATTAGACCTCGGCCATCTTATAGGGCCAGAGCAGGCGCTCTAGACCGTACTGTAGAGAGCGCGAGAGATGCCCTAGCGTCACGGCCTCCCGATGCTCGTACAAATGCCCTACGAGAAGCTTAATCGCCGCCTTGACGGTCTCAGGGACCGCTGAGGCCGCGCCATAGCCTGCGACGAAACGCACCGTTACGCAATTCGTTACAGCTCTACGATCATCCGGCCAGCTCTTATCATACGCCAGCCTGATACGCCCTGGTGCCTGGTCTGTATCGACGTCATAGATACTCGAAGAAACCGTCTGCTCTGCGCCGTCGGTGTCGATGTATTTGATGCTGGTCACGCTGACCAGATCAGGTTTAGGCACCAGGAGCTCTCCGAATTTATCAATACGCCAATCATAGGTCGCGCTGACGAACTGACGATTACAGAACCCCTCGCACCAGGCGCGAGCTGCCGCGCCCAATGCGGTGATGTAAGTATCGTCTGCCGACGTATCTACCCGCAGATGCGTCTTCAGCTCTGCGAGAGTAATCGGCTCTTCGCTTGGTGGTGTGACAACGGCTAGGCCCATTGCTTACCTCTTCTCAGGAGCTGGCTGGCTTGCGTTCTCTGTATCCGGATCTATGGCAGCGGCTTCTGTTACGCTCCCGGTAGATTTGACGCCCTGGCCTATAGAAATCAGGTGTTCGCCTGTCTTCTTTGAGACCTCGATAACGTCACCAACACAATGGGAGCAGGTCTCCCGGTGCCAGTTCACCAATAGCTTAATCTTCATTTATTCGGCTTTCTTCTTAGGTTTAGAAGAAGAAGAGGAGGAGCCCCCCTTAGAGGCTCCTCCCTTTACTGCCTGCGCTTGCCCAGCGGCGATCAGACGTTTTCCCTCATCAGAGGAAACATCGATAACATCGCCTGCCTGCTGGCTGAACGTAGGCCCTGCTCTGCTTACTAGTAGGCAAACTTTCATCAGGAAGCTGCCATCGTCAGATACTTGACCGGGTTGGTTCCTGCGTTCAGAAGTACCCCGTCGTGACGCGAGAAGATAACGAACCCAGTTTGGTCGAAATCGCGGTAGCGCTCGTTCATCCGGTAGAGCCTTACGCCAGCGACGTCTCTGATTTTATAGAGAGAGAAGTCACCGAAAATAATCGGGAAGGTTCCAGCCGCGATATCGGCAACGTCCTGGTTGACGACCACAGCCCTACCATAGAGGCGATCAGGTATCCCGGCCTGCATCCCGGCTTGCCAGAGGAACTGCCCGTCGCTGTCAACCAGCTTACGTATAGCCGCAATGGACGCATCGTTACACATCCAGACGCTGGACGCGCTGTCTCGATACATCGGATCGACACTATGGAACAGGTCTATAATCTCACCGGCTGTAATAGCCGTTGCAGATGCGGCCGTTTTGCCGCTGATCGAGCCCGATACAATACCGCTGGGCTGTCCTGAACCGGTTCCCGTCGTGAAGTGAGTGTTCAGGATTCGCGCAATACGCTCTCCCAGGAGTGAACCCAGCTCGCTTGTGAGGTTAAACGCTGAATCCTGCATCAGCTCCTCAGAAACTAACACCAGCTTGGACGTGTACTTGTACGCTCCCAGCGTAGTAGAACCGAAGGTTACATCCTGCGCGCCGGTCTGGGTATTCTCGGCCAGGATTGCGCCGACGTTGCCAGTATCGTTAACAGTTGGCCAGGGCAGATCATTACCGGAATCCGTCCTTATCGTAGAACTCACTTGACGCATGCCGCCATAGGCTAAAAGCGCCCGTTCGAGCTCATAAACAAAGCCCTCCGGCACCAGGTCGCCGCCACCGCTAGCGGTGTCAACACCCTGCGCCCGCATTTCGCGGCGCATGGTGTCATAATTGCCCCGGTAAAGCTGGGTTTCGTAATGGCCCTTTTTAGGATTCACGCCGCACTTGCGACAGGCGAGCTGGTGACGCTCTTCCAGGTCCATGCCCATCTGAGCCCTCGCCCAGCCCTGTAGCGCGTCGTCTCTTTCTTCTCGGCTAGGGGCAGCGTCTCGCACACTCTCCGGCAGCTCAGCGCGGAAAAGGTTTCGCTTTTCGCTACGCTCTGCAAGCTGGGCTTCGAGCTCCTCGGTGCGTTCCGTCACCTCTATGGATCTGCTCAGGCGATCATAATCGCCATTACAGGCTTCCCAGTTGTTTTCGTCCTCTGAACTCCATTTGTGATCCTCGCTATTTGCAAGGTTCCGGAGCTCCTCCAGGCGCTTGAAGATATCAAAGCGCTGCTCTTTTAAGGCCTTAATGCTCATCTGTTTCCTCTCTCAACGGCCATAAAAAAGAACCGCTGAAACTATTGGGGTTTCGTGCGGCTCTTTTGCCTGATTGGACAGGTATCAGAAGCTGCGGCCTTTAGCGCGTTGGAGCGCCCGGCCTTGTAGCTAAAATGTATACTGAGAGTATATAAAGCCCTCTCAGACTGTCAAGAATCGTCTGTAAGCTTACTGTCTGCAAGCTCTGGGTCAATCTTCAGGGCTAGGGCCTCAAAGCGCTCATTCACGCGCTCTTTAACCTTCTCGCGTTCAAACTCTTCCTGGCTTTCTTTCGCGCCTTCTATGTCGCGGCTGTTGGCTGTGCTGGCTTCATAGGCCGGGAATGTCACCGGCCCGACATCAAAGAGCTCTACACCCTTGATATTCCTTACCTGCTTCCCTTCTTCCTCGGTCCAGTCTTCATCCGTCACTTTAAAAGAGAATGAGCTGCCGGTAAGGTCGCCCCGGTTAATCATCTCTCGGACGTCCTTGGCGGCTGTCGTGTTGCCCAGGCTTATAGAATAGTGCAGGCCCCGCGCATCTTCGCTCAGTTGCAGGGTGCCAGCGCTCACGCGCCCCAGGAGCTTATCAGCCTCATGGTTAAAGAGCGCCCTGGCGTCGTCCTTCTCAGAGATCGCCCTGGAGAAAGCCCCCGGCATGATGCGCTCTTCAGCGCCATCCCAGAGGCCGAACGCGCTGCCGCGGTCTTCAGAGTTATAAAATACAGCGGCGTACCCGCTGATATTTCCATTCTGGTCCTGCCTGATTTCGAGCGCCTCGCCTGCTGGTTGATACCTTCTCTCAGTCTTCATTATTCTATTTCTCCCATCCAGCGGCTGGCCAGCTCTTCGCTGACTTCGCTGATTACCTGGTTTCGTTT